CGCACCCAGCGTGATGCACTTCTAGCCGAGACTGACTGGACGCAGGTGGCTGATGCTCCTGTAAATGCACAAGCATACGCTGAGTATCGCCAAACGCTGCGTGATGTACCGCAACAGTCCGGTTTTCCCGGAGACATCGACTGGCCAGCTAAGCCGGAGTAAGCAATGGATATGCAGACAGCATTTAACGCAGTAATTGGTGGCCTGATGATGCTGTCCGGGTGGTTCCTTCGCATTGTCTGGGATTCCATCAAACGATTGCAGCAAGATCAGGCCACGTTAGAGCGCCATGTAAACGAAACCTACGTTCGCCGTGATGACTACCGTGACGACATGGCTGAGATGAAGCTGATGCTGCGCCAGATCATATCTAAGCTGGACGACAAGCAGGATAAATAATGGGCTACTTTAAGCATGACATTGGCTCGCCCCATGCGATGCTGGAAATCGCCCACCGCCGAGTAGACGGCGCCACCCAGGTTCAGCTGTTCGGGTTTAACCGCAGCATTGGCACTGCATACGAAACGGTGTTCAACAACGGCGGCGGTGTGTACACATTCCCAACCGAGCCGTTAACCATGACTCTGGCCTCGAACAGCGCGTCAGACACAATGCCTGTGCTGATTCAGGGTCTCGACAGTAACTACCAGCCCATTGACGACATCGTTACGCTAGACGGCACAACGTCTGTCACCACTGCAATCCCGTTCTATCGCATCAACAACGCTGTGATACTAGCCGGAGAAAACGCTGGGGACATTAGCATAACCAATGGCGGCACAACCTACGCCTACATTGAGTCTGAACACGGCAGCAGCCAAGGAATTGTTTACACCACCCCTGCGGATAAATCTTTGTACGTCAGCACAGCGCACTTTACCTCCGGCACTGTGAACGGCAACAAGTATCTATTCAGCCGGGCCTGTCAGGTCAGCAGCAACGGGCGGGTTATTCACTTCTGGGAATCTACATTTTCGCAGAACATTATGTTTAACGTGACGGTTCCATTTAGGATTCCTCCTCGCACTGACTTTACGATCGAAGGCAAATCGAGCAGCAACACGAATGAGCTGTCTGTTTACATTGGCGGCGTTTTGCTAGAGGAAGACAGATGAATCTAAACACAATACGCGATCAGTTGCTGCGCCATGAGGGCGTGGTGCTGCACGGCTACGAAGACCACCTTGGATACCTGACCATCGGCGTTGGCCGGTTAATTGACGAGCGTCGCGGCGGCGGCCTGAGCAAAGACGAGGCCATGTTCCTGCTCGACAATGACATTCACCGCGTTGTGAACAACCTGCGTAAAGAGGATGGCTTTACAGGCTTCCCTGCCCCGGTCAAAGAGGCGCTGGTCAACATGGAGTTTCAGCTTGGCCACCGAGGGCTGATGAACTTTAAAAAAATGTGGGCTGCTCTGCGTCAGCACGACTGGGAAGGCGCTGCTTACGAAGCGTTAGATTCTAATTGGGCTACACAAACACCCAACCGGGCGCAGGAAGTCACCGACATGATTAGGAGCGCGGCATGATACAGCAGCTACTATCAGCGGGCATGGGTCAGGCAGTAGACAAGGTGCTTGGCCGGTTCTTCGAGGACAAAGACCAAGCCGCACAGGCAGCCCAAGAGATACGGCTTGCCATGCTGGCGCATGAGAACACAGCAAACCAGCTGGCGCGTGACGTGGTGGTGGCCGAGGCAAAGTCTAGCCACTGGATTACTTCGGCGTGGCGACCCATCGTGATGCTGATGTTTGCAGTCATGATTGGAAATAACTATATTGTTGCCCCATACTTAGACGCGATACTTGGAACGAGTGTCATGTTTGAGATGCCTGAGCAAGCCTGGAGCTTGCTTAGTATTGGTCTGGGCGGGTACGTCTTGGGCCGAAGCGGAGAAAAGATTGCGAGGGAAGTGCGCAAAAAGGGGTAAAAATGAGCAAGCCAGGGCCGAAAGGTATAACGATCGATCAGATTGTTGCGGCTATAGATCAGACCGGTTCTCAAGATGGCGCCGCCGCGTTACTTGGGTTGAACACACGCACCATATCGTCGCGCCTTAAATATTATCGCGAAGGCAGAAGCCGCGAGAATATGTACAGCGATGAATACTACGCCAACAAAAACAAAGACGCCCCGCCCAGGCAGCGAGACGACGAGCTGTTCAAGGGCCGGTCTGTGCTGTGGAACCCGGAGACGGGCGAGACAAAGCTGGAATGGTATAAGACTGACCGAGACAAGCAGGAGCAGTACGAACAGCTCAAGGTCGCGGTTGATGCACTCAAAGACGACATCCCTACGGCAAAGCCAGAGCCAGCACCCAAGTCATCCAACGATGATCTGTGCGCTTGCTATGTTTTGTCTGATGCACACATTGGCATGCTGGCCTTCGAGGAAGAAGCTGGCGGCGATAACTGGGACACAGACATTGCCGAGCAAACCCTAACCAGGTGGATAAACGCAGCCGTTGAGGCAGTGCCAGACGCGCACACCGGTTTGCTTATTCAGCTTGGGGATTGGTTGCACTTTGACGGCATGGTTCCAGAGACGCCAGCCAGCAAGCATTCGCTCGATACTGACACACGGTTCCAGTTGCTGGTTCGCGTAGCTATACGCACCCTGCGCAGGGTTATCTCGTTGATGCTGCAAAAGCACCAGCATGTTCACGTCATCATGGCAGACGCTAACCATGACCCTGCGTCAGGTGCTTGGCTGCGGGAAATGTTTGCGGTGCTGTACGCTGAAGACCCGCGCATCACAGTCGATACTTCTGCTGATACTTACTACGCGTTCCAGTGGGGCGACGTTTCAATCTTTGCCCACCACGGGCATAAGGCTAAAATCGGATCGCTGTCGAGCATCTTTGCTGGCAAGTTTCGGGAACTGTTTGGTGCAACTAATTATAGTTACGCACACGTCGGGCACTTGCATCACCAGCAGTTAAAAGAAGACACGATGATGATTACCGAGCAGCACAGCACGCTGGCCGCACCGGATGCCTACGCAGCCAAACACGGATACTTGAGCAAGCGCAGCGCGTCTACAATTATCTACCACAAGAACTTTGGCGAGGTTGGCCGAACCACTATCAAGCCAGAAATGCTTAAATAAAATCCAATCAGCTATCGCGCCATCTAAACAATGCTGGCAATATAGAACTTGAACACAACTTAGGAGATTCAAATGCCAAAAGGTATGGGTTACGGTAGCAAAAGCAAACCAGCTAACAAGTCTGGTAGCATGAAGTCAGGTGGGATGAAGAAGTCAGGTGGGATGAAAAAGGGTAAGAAGTAAGCTCCCCCAGCGTTGTGTGTCACGCTTGCTTCCCACCTGCCGGCTGCGTAGGTAAAGATACACAGCAGCCACTAACTCCTCCTCCTTGCCCCGTGATATGCGGGGCTTTTTTTTACCCTACGGTTCCAAGGTTGCGCATGCAGATCCTGTAGTTGCGCTTGCCAAACTCTTTTGACACGCGCTCAATGCTGGCCTCGTCATAGATTCGGTTGACTTGGTATGCGTCATGCAAAATGGCCTTCACCATGCGATCGACTGTATTGGTTTCGATATGATCGCTGAGGATAAAGTACAGCTCGGACTGGCTGATACCTGTATGCCGCATGACCATCGCGTTCTCGGATATAACCTTGACGTGGTTGCAGATTGGGTTGGCGCTGGCCGTCCCCACCATCATAATCATTGCGATTGCTAGTAGTTTAAGTTTCATTTTCGTTTCCTTTTGCAAATAGTTTGCGCTTCGCTCGTTTGTACCAGCCGGCCACTTCCTCGACCGGCTCTGGTTTAGGCGCTGGGCGACCGATCTCTGAGAGTCTTTGCAGTAGCATCCACTCCTCGTCGTCTCGGTCGTCGTTTCACCATGCCTTCGATAGCGACTTTATACTTCTGAGATAAGACGCTCTTTTAGCTTTTCGATCTTCTCCTCGATCTCCTTGTCGTCCGCTTTTGTGTGCCATGTGACTTCCTCGTTTCGTATGTTGACCATTACTTTACGCATCCCTTTGTAGTTGCTGGCAAGTATTTTGTAGCTGACCGCATCCGAGCTGTCGGATGGTGATAGTCTGGCTATCGTTTCTTTTACCCTCTTGGTGGACGTCCCAAATTTTTTGGCGATGGCCCGAACAGCGGACGGATACGTCGTATTCGGGAACCCCATGCGCCGTTTGTAATCGTCCATTAACATTTTGTCTGTGGACATTGATTACCTCAAAACGGAATGTCGTCGTTAGGGTCTTCAGCTTGCGCGACCGGCTTAGGTGCTGACTCATCCTTCGGGTTCATCTTCAGCGCCATGTATTTCTTGCCGTTCTTGCTCTCGTTGAGCCAGGCAGACAGCCAGTAGTCAACACCCTTGATGCGGCACTCGCCCTTGTAGTCAGGGTGGGTTTCAGTTTCCTTGCGGTCGTTCTTAAACAATGCGCCGCTGTTATCTTTGCCTTCCATCTTAATCTCCTAAGCTGCTTTAGATTGTTTGCGAAGTGTGTACCGCGCAAACCGTTTGCCGTCGTTGGTGACGCACAATTCTGTGTGAATGTCGTGGCCTTGGTCACGCAGGTCTTTGACCCGAGCGGCCAGCCGGAAACACCCGTGCTGTATTGCATCGGCGGCTGTAACCGGCCCGAGCTTTAACAGCTTTAGCATGTGTTCGTTCTGACTCATTCCGAATCCTCCATCCATTCGTGCAAATCTTTCTGTAGTGCTTGGACAAAGTACGCAATGTCGGCCTTGGTGGCGTCAATCCACATGGTCTCAACCGTGCTGTCTTCGTACCTAACACAAATGGCCATCGCCTCAACGTTGCCGTCGTGGATGATGTCGGTGACGGCCTCCCAATCACTATCCTTACCAGGGAACTGCGTTACGTTACTCACTTTTTGCCTCCTTCACTTGGTAGAACTCACTGCCCGGCTTGCGGTACGGCTCAAGGTCAACGTCTGGCAGGTGTTCTTTTTGGACTTTCTTCCAGTCCACCGACCCGCTTCGCTCAACCTTCAGAACCTCGACACCGTGGCCGCTGCTGTACTTGCCACCGGTCAACCTGACTAGGTTTGCCTTGGCCTCGTCCAGCGCGGCGTTGGCTTCTTCGGCGATCTGCTTTGCCTTGCGGAAAGTCTCTGCCGCTTGCTGCCACTCCTCGTCGTCACGCTGCTGGACTGTAGGCCAGAACGCATCCCACGCCTCGTG